ATGTCACGAGTTGGGCTTTTCTCCTAGTCAATCTTTGGATAAACTTAGGAAGGCCACCATTAACTGGGTACTCGAACCCCTAGGTATAAATACTTACGACAAATATTTGGACAAAAAATTCTGGCTAGATACGAGCGATCGCTTAATGTATGAAGGCAAGGCTCCAGAACTTTCTGCCACAAAAGCATCCAGAATGCCCGCCTTTTTTGAACACAACAATGTCAACCTCCCACAATATGCTTGAGGCCATCACTGGTCCCAACATTAATTACATCCTCGAAGAATTAGAGGAGAACTTTCCACCAATCACACCTAACCCAGAGGATTCAATGCAAAAAATTATGTACAGATCTGGACAACGCTCTGTGGTTGAGTGGATTGTCCATCGAATGGAAGAGGTAAGGACAGATGGCCTTTGATATAAGAGGAAGATGGGTTCCCGATGAAGATTTCAATTGGGAATCACCTGACATAGGTGACCAACTAACAAGATCAGGATTGGATTGGTTTCAAGAAGGTGAGTATGCTTTTAAAACCAAAGCATGGGGGCAAGCAACTCAAGAACAAAGACTTGGTATACTACAAGCTTATGATTCATGGTATGATCAAGGCGGTCAGTTAAGTTTAGATGATGAATCTTGGGGTTTAGATATAGAAAGAGGTCTCACTTACAATCAAAATTGGAATGCTCAGTTTGCTTTCCATGAATTGACTGGAGGTGGTAATAGGATTGAAGTTACTTCTAAAACTAGATCTGAATTACAAAACCCCAGAGAATATAAAGATATAGTAAGGCACACTATCCTTGGAAGTCATATAGCTGAAGACCCTGAAACTGGTGAAGATAAAGCTTACATTAGTTTAAGTATAAGAGATCATCCAATGGATTGGAAGTTCTATAGTAACGATGAGTTATACAGAGCTGCTATTGATGAAGTTCTTGAGGATTTCCCTGATCTATTTATGGGACCGGGCGATGATTATAACAATGCTACTCAAGTCCGTGCTGCTACTAGAGAAATACAAAGCTGGCATCAAGAAGTATATGATAAAGCAATTGCCACAGGTAAAGACGCTACTTGGATTGAAAATGAGATAGCTAGAGTAGAGCAGTGGCAAAAAGATACAGGTAAAGCTACTAACAAACCTTATGAGAAAGGTAATAAAACATTAGGCGATGAATATAACCAACAAGTTCAGATTAGAAAGTATAAAACTTGGGATAAATTTGAGCCTGAAACTGGTGTAAAAACTAAAGTACACCCATTAACAGGTGAGATTAGAAGTACGTATGAGTATAAACAAGTTTCAGAACCAACACGTATGACTATCACAGGTAATAAGTTGATGGAAAATATTGATGACGGTATATTCTATAGTGATTCAATTGGTCGTGAAGAAGAGATCACAGCAAGCCTAGCAGATAAACCAATAGATCCTCCACGTCCTGATATAACTATAAGAAGTATCGGGGGAAATAGAGAACCTACTGTTGGACAAGAAGCTGCTTGGGGTGGTCCAGAAGGGTACACAAAATTTGAAGGTGAAAAATGGAGGATGAAAGCACCAGAAGGAAAGCTTACAATCAATGGTAAAGTAGTAAGTGAGGGGATAGGCTAATGACTTTAGATACATCGGCTACTCCATACGGTTCTGCAGCAGGAGATTCTACATTTAAGTTTAGTGATCTACATGCTTCTACTTTATATGAAGGGTACTTACCCGGTCATTCAACCTATAATAATCCCGGTAGTTTTATAGATCTTACTACTTTAGATCCTAACTCACCTGAATACCAAAAAGCTTACAAGGCTCAAGAAGCTAATGTTATTGGTATGTTTAATATGATGGGTTTAACTAAAGAACAAGCTGTATCTACACCAGAGTTCCAATCTATTATGAATCAAGCTGCACAAGGTGATACCAAAGGAGCGTATCAAACTGCAGCTGTAACAGTACCTAAAGGTCTTGCTGTAATGACTAATAATACTTGGGGAGCTAGTGTAGAAGAAGGTGGTCAAGAAAATCTTGGTAAAAGTTTTTTAGAAGGAGTTGTTAGTGGTGATTATGATAAGGAAATAGCTCAGCTGTACAAACCAGCACCGGGACAACAATTCGCTAGAGTTGGTATGACACTAGCAGGTGAAGGTGCTGCCCAAAGATGGCAAAGAGATCAAACTTATGCTGTTACAAAATTATATGAAAGTGGGCTAGGTAACATTGATCCTGAAGGTGTTAAGTATTGGACAGATCAAATACATAATGGTAACCTTACTCTTAAAGAGGTTGCTAAACATATGTTAGATTCAGAACAAGCAGGACTTCAAGACCAATTTCATGAACAGTATAATAGAAATGTAGGTCAAGAAGGTTTGGATTATTTTCTTAAGACTCATGAAGGAGATGCAGCTAATCAGTTTGAACACATAGTTACTTACCGAGGTGAGGATCAAGATGGAGATGGTATAATAACTCCAGAGGAAAGACTTACCAGTCAGTATCAAGTATCTGCTGAAACATTGGTACGTGATGACTTACAAAATATAAGGGGTCAGGTATCTAATCAAGCTAATCAAGATGCGATGTTTGCTGAGACTGGTGGTTTATATACAGCACCTAACAATGAACAAGTACAGGCATTAGCACAAGGCATACGTGATTCAAGAAACCCTTCATTAGTTGATGCAGGTGGAGCACGTGTAGCTGGGAGCGGAGTTCAAGATGCTTCATTTGATCAATCTTTAGCTGTTAATACACAGATAGGTTATGATGGTATGGCTGCTACAGCTATCAGTCAAGGTGATGTGGATGACTTCGGACCGGGTGCAACAAACATGGGTAGGTTTGCTACTAATGAAGAGATTGCAGATTTAGTCAATACTCATGGTGGTGATATGGATCGAAATAAGATTAATGAATTCGGTCAAACAGTATTTGATACTGTAAAAGATACTCCATGGGATGCTCTTACTGATGAGAATGATAAAGATTCCGATGATTTCACTCCACCTACAAATCAATTTGGTAATCAACTTGTTGATGATGATAATAAGTCAAGTGGTAATCCAGCACCTATGACTAAAGAAGAAGTCACATCGTTAGTAGATCCAAGTAACTTAGATTGGTGGAGAGCACGTTCAAATATATTTGACAAAAAAGAGACTACAACAAAGTCACCCAATGTAATTAAGAGTACTACCTTTGGTAAAACATTCAATCCTACATCAAAAAAAGTACAAGAGGTAGATTACATGCCCGGTTTCCGTGACCAACAGTCAATCAGATCTACGTGGAATATGGACCAAGCTGCTAAGGCAGGAATGGCAGCATATGACGCAGCAGATTCTGTAGATCGTACACCTAAAACAGCACAAGGTCAAGTAGGTCAAAGGTTTACAGGAACCAGTGCTAAAGGTGTAAGGATGAAGAGATCTAAATCATCTAGAATGGGTACCATTAGAGGTACAAAACAATTAGGCAGAGAACAACAAAATCAATCACTTAATTTATCATAATGTCAGCTAAAACAAGATATGACAGTTTAGCATCAGAACGTTCTCAGTTTCTAAGCATAGCGGAAGAGGCAGCAAAACTAACCATCCCATATATAATTCGTGGCGAAGAGGAGTTCATGCGTGGTGCTAAAAACTTAAGCACACCATGGCAATCAGTTGGAGCTAAAGGTGTAGTCACCTTAGCAGCTAAACTACAACTAGCATTAGTACCAGTTAACACTAGCTTCTTTAAGCTTCAAGTTAACGATGCAATGCTAGGACAGATTGATCCTAAAATCAAAACTGAATTAGATTTATCCTTTGCTAAGGTAGAGAAGACCATTATGGAATCTATCGCAGCATCAGATGATCGTGTTGTTATACACCAAGCTCTTAAGCATTTGGTGGTAGCAGGTAATGCACTGATCTTCATGGGTAAGGATGGTTTAAAACTATTTCCTCTACATCGTTATGTAATAGAACGAGATGGGAACGGCAATGTAATTGAAATTGTCACCAAAGAAAAAATTAGCAAAAAATTATTACCAGATTTTGAAGACGACTTAACCGTACAGGATGAGTCTGAGCATAGAGATGACGTAGATGTTTATACACATGTTCGTCGTGACAACAACAGATTTCTATGGCATCAAGAAGTTAATGATAAAATTATACCTAAGTCAATAAGCAAAGCACCAGTTGAAACAACACCATGGTTACCTCTACGATTTAACACAGTAGATGGTGAACCTTATGGACGTGGTAGAGTAGAAGAATTCATGGGTGATCTTAAGTCACTTGAAGCTCTGTCACAAGCAATCACTGAAGGTAGTGCAGCGGCAGCTAAGGTTGTCTTTGTAGTATCACCTTCCAGTACAACTAAACCTCAGACTCTCGCAGCTGCAGGTAACGGTGCTATCGTACAAGGTAGACCAGATGACATAGGTGTAGTACAGGTAGGTAAACAGGCTGACTTTGCTACGGCATATCAGATGATACAAACCTTAGAGAAGAGGTTGTCTGAAGCATTCCTTATACTATCAGTGCGTCAATCAGAACGTACTACAGCAGAGGAAGTTAGGATGACACAGATGGAACTAGAACAACAATTAGGTGGGCTATTCAGTGTACTTACTGTTGAGTTTTTAGTACCATACTTAAACAGAAAGCTAAGTGTATTCCAAAAGACTGGTGAGATACCTAAGATACCTAAGGGTATTGTTAATCCTACCATTGTTGCAGGTATTAATGCACTAGGTAGAGGACAAGATCGTGAGAGTCTTGGTCAATTCCTTACAACTATCTCACAAACAATGGGACCAGAAGCTACTCAGCAATACATAAACCCTGAGGAAGTTATCAAACGTCTAGCTGCTGCACAAGGTATAGATATACTTAACCTTGTAAGAAGTATGCAAGATGTACAAGGTGAACAGCAAGCTGCTGTACAACAAGAACAACAAGTTGAATTACAGAAAGCTCAGATGGGATCACCAATGATGGACCCAAGTAAAAACCCACAACTAGGAGGACAACAAGGTGGAGAAGGCCAACCCATCCCGCCCACGTAAGGCCAAGCGTACTAAGAAAGTAACACCACCACTCAGCAAAGAGGATAAAGAACTCTTTGAAGAGAAGGTTAAGGAAAACAAATATGCCCCTCGCATGAAGGTAGGCAAACCACAGATTGGACGTAGTATTAAAGTCGAAACTGTTGGTCTAGGAAATCTAAAAGTAATCACCCAAGATGGCAACCCTAACGTATGATCCAAGTGAAGCTCAAGAAGGTGAGCTGTCAGCTGAAGAGCAAGACTCCCTGAAAGTAGGTGAAGCACTTGCAGAACAAGAAGGAAAGAAATTAGCAGGTAAATTTGAAGATGCGGAAGCTCTTGAAAAGGCTTACATTGAACTTCAATCAAAACTTGGAGAACCTAAGGAAGAGAAAGCTGAAGTTAAAGAAGAGAAGACGGAAGCTAAAGAAGAAGTTAAAGAAGAGCCTAAAGAAGAACCAGACTATGAGTTCTTAGATAAACTATGGGAAGAGTCAAAGAATGAGAAGTACTCTGACGAACTCCTAGATAAACTGAACGATATGAAACCATCTGACGTAGCTCAGTTGTATTTAAACTATCGTTCAGGTGTTGACGCTGAACCACAAGAACTGTCACAAGAACAGGCGACAGAACTACAGAAGTCTGTTGGTGGTGAGAAGCAGTACAACACTATGTTACAATGGGCATCAAACAATTTCGATGAGGCAGAGATCTCTCGCTATGATAAAGTCATGGAGTCTGGAGACCCAGACGCTGCTTACTTTGCTGTCCAAGCACTAGCTGCTAAGTACAATGATGGAGTCGGAGTAGAAGGAAAGATGCTTACAGGCAAACCAGCTAAGTCTGATGGAGATCAATTCCGTAGTCAAGCTGAAGTAGTAAGAGCGATGAGTGATCCTCGCTATGAAAAAGACCCTGCTTATCGTCAGGATGTTTACGATAAACTTGAAAGATCTAACGTGCAATTCTAATGCCTAGAGTAAAAGTAAAAAAACCACCAACTAAAAAAGTAAAATCTAAAGGATACTAATTATGGGAATGGCTTACAACCCTAAGACAGTGGGTGCAGATGGTACTACTAAAGTATTATATGTAACACCTACAAGTTCTGCTGATGGTTTCATTGAAGCTTATCCATCAGGACAGACAATGGCTGAACTGTCTCCTAGTGGAGATACTTGTGCAGCAGGTACATTATCTACATCAAGCTGGTAAGTAGTCGTGGCGACCTGACAGTTCATCATCGCCATTGATCTACCTGCTATTAATGTAATGACAACAATCACCGAATACGGTAAACAAAACATTTTCGCAAACGAAACCCCACCTAGATTAATGAACGAAAAAGAATCAGACTTCATCATGGAGCAAGCAGAAAGACTAAACGGTCAAGCAGCAATGCTTGGTTTCGTCGCAGCTCTAGGAGCATACATCACCACTGGGCAAATTATCCCCGGTATATTTTAAACACTTTATAAATGACTACAGCCACATTAACCAAACCATTTGACAACTGGCAGCGTTTCTGTGACTGGACTACAAGCACAAACAACCGTCTCTATGTGGGATGGTTTGGTGTGCTTATGATCCCTGCACTATTAACCGCTGCAACAGCATTTATCATAGCTTTCATAGCTGCACCACCAGTTGACATAGATGGTATTCGTGAGCCAGTCTCAGGATCTCTTCTCTATGGAAACAACATCATCTCTGGGGCAATCGTCCCGTCATCAAACGCAATCGGTCTTCACTTCTACCCAATCTGGGAAGCTGCAACCCTCGACGAATGGTTGTATAACGGAGGACCATATCAACTCATTGTATTCCACTTTCTCATCGGTATCTCAGCTTAC